AAACCACCGCCGGCCGCGCCGCCGCCCACCACCGGCCCGCCGCCTATGCCGACGCCCCCGGTCAGCCCCATCTGCTGCGCAACCGTGCCCATCCCGACCGAGCCGAGTACACCGCCGACCACCGGACGGAATACCATCAGCGATGCGATCTCCGCCGCCAGCCGGATGAAGATCCGCTTCACGGTACTGGCGAGGTCGGCGAAGCTGTCCACCCCGCCCGAGAAGATGTTCTCAAAGGCGTCGGTGAAGCTATCCTGAATGCCGCGTATGGCATTCTTGAACGGCTCCTGCATCAGCTCTTGCTGACGCTTGACCTGCTCTTCCATCGCGCGGGAATCCTCTTCCCGCTTGCGGACCATCTCAGCCAGCTCATCCTGCAGGTCGCGTGCGGTGCGGGCAGCCTCAAGCCACGCCCGGCCCTGTTCGGTCGTGACATCGACGCCCTGGCGCATCGCATCGTTGTGGAGGTCGATTGACTTTTTGACCCGCTTGTATTCGGCGTCGGACTTCTTGTGCGCGACGATCAGGGCCAGCGTGTCGCTCGTCAGTTGGTTCTGGGCTTTGGTCAGGTCGGCGACCTTCTTGGCGGCGACGCCCGAGCCCGCTCCGGCATCCGCAACCCCCGACCCGAACTGTTTGACGGCCTCCACCGCATCCAAGATCGCGGGCTCGGTTTCCTTGATGGAGACCATGATGGCCGCGAAGGTCGCGGCCATCATGGTCTCCATCAAGGAAACCGAGCCCGCTCCGGCATCCGCAACCCCCGACCCGAACTGTTTGACGGCCTCCACCGCATCCAAGATCGCGGGCTCGGTTTCCTTGATGGAGACCATGATGGCCGCGAAGGTCGCGGCGGCGGCAGCGAGACCGACCAGCCCCTTCTTCGCCCCGGCCGAAACCGCCGCCATGATGCCGCCAGCCGCTGCAGCAGCGCGCATCGCCACGGCAAGGGCGAGAAAAGCTTTCGCCATGCCGAGAACGATCCCGGCAAGTTTCAGAGCAATCAGGGCACCGGCAACGGCGACGATCTCACGCATGTTCCGGCCGACGAACTTCGCCGCTTCTGCAACACCTCGCATCGCAGCCCCGACAGCGCGGCCGAACTCTTCGCCGATCTCGCGCGCCTCGCGCATGGACTCCGCAGTAGCCTCGACGGACCCGGCCATGCCTTCGATGATGGACGTATCGAAGCCAGCGCTGAACGCGGCCTTGAGAAGCGTGAATTGATCTTCCAAGTGCTCCGACGCCTTGAGAACGCTGTCGCTGATCGTAACCAGCTTCACCATCTCGGCGTTGAGCGTTCCCGCCTCATCGGCCAGAAGGACCATCGCCTGCCCGGCCTGCCGTCCGAAGGCAGCGGCCGAAAGCGCCTGCTTGTCGAAGGCCGTTCCGGATTCCTGGATCGCCCGCAACATGATGCGCAGACCCTCTTCGGTCGAGGTCGCGGCAAGAAGCTGGTTTTTCAGCGCGACGTTGGACTTGTCGAGGATGGTGACGAGAGTCCCGGTTCCGGCCCGGAGCTCGCCGACGCGCTTGGTGAAGGCGCCGATGCCGGACTCAAGCTTCTGTGTCGCCACACCCGCAAGCTCGCCCTCGATCCGGTAACGCTGGAATTCGGAGGCCGTGATCTGTAGCTGCCGGGCCTGCTTCGCCAGCGCATCGCCGGTATTGATGGCCGACTTCGCGAACTGTGTGAACTGCCGCACGGCCAGCGCCCCGGCCAACGCGACAGCCGCCCCCCGAAGCTGTGAGAACTGCCGCTGGACGTTGCGCGAAGCCCGCTCCACCTGCTGCATGGACCGCCGCATCGCGGCGGTATTGCTGGCGACGGCCCGCTGCGCCTTGGTCATGTCGCGGATGAACGCCGCGCTTTCCAAGCGAAGATTAGCCGTCAGCGATCCAATATTTGCCATTCAGCAGAACCTTCGGTAGTCTTTGCTCTCCCGCAAAAGGAGATGGCTTATGAGAATTATCTATTCAGCTTTCGCGCTTTTTGCGCTCGCCGCCTGTGCCCAGCCGACCCCGCTTCCGATTCAAGCCATGTCGCCCGAGCAGGCCGACTGTTTCAGCCGCGCAAAAGCCGGCGGGTCCGGTATCGGCGGCAACTCCATCGTCTGGCAGATGGCGATCCAGAACGAAAACGAGCGCCTTGTTTACGAATCCTGCATGCACGCGAAGGGGCTCACGCCGCAGGGTACGCCGGTCAACGCGCACACCGGGCAAGGCATCCTCGGCATGACCTTCCGCGCACACACCGAAGGGCTGGAGGTCGTGTCAATCGATCCGACCAGCGAGGCGGCGAGGAAGGGTATACGCCAGCACGACGTGTTTACCCGTTTGGGCTCCTATAAGCTCTCGTCGCCGGAAGCATTTGCGTCTCTCATCGCGACGATGCGGAAGAAGGAATACAGCCGCGCCGGCTTCCGGATAAAGCAACCGAGCGGCTATCTTCTTTTCATCGCCCTGCACATATAACGGCTAAGGCTTCGCCAGCTTCTTCGCTTCCCGCTCGATACCCTTGGCGAGAACCCGGCCCATCTCGTTCAGGGCTTCACCGGCTTTCCCATCCAGTGCCGGGCGCATGAACGGCTTGGCGACAGAATGAACGGTTCCAAATTCCGTTAAATGCGCCCGTCGGCTGTGCGGCTTCTTGAACCCGATCAGCACCATGCGCTGATTGTCCGCGTTCCGCTTCCGCTCGGTGGCTACCGTGATCGAATCCCGGAGCGCCCCGGACTTCACCGGGACCAGACGCTTGGCCTCTTCGATGATCGGCTTGGCACCCGCCCTCAGGGCCTGATCGCCGACCTTCGCAGCCAAGTTCGGACCAAGCTCCTTGAGAAGCCGCTCCATCTCCTTCGCGCCGCGGATGCTGAAATCAGTTTTCATTCTTCTTCGCCCGCTTTATCCTCTTGCCGAACCCACTCAGCAATTCGGCCTTGAGCCGATCGGGATTCAGATCGCCGCGCCTCTTGCGACCGAACTTCGGCATGAAGTCCTTGGGAGACATCGCCTTCGATCCCCGCTTCCGGTTCGGCGCGCTGTTCGCGACCACGGCTGCAATCGTGCCCGTGCGGAACCAGTCGATCTCCGATCCCCACGGTTCCAAGGCATAGAACTCCATCCACTCCTGTAGCTCGCGGCGGGATATCGAAGCCTTGAGCTCGGCGACCGTCCGCCCCATCGCCAGCGCGAGACGATGCAGGAACAGACGGCGCTGGTCGCCGCTCAGCCGTTTCCCGCACTCTCCCCCGTCATGCCGTTGACCCGGAGCGCATGTTGCACAAGAGCCCGCGAGACATGCGCCGGCAGCTTGCGTAGCTCCGCCTCCTTGCCCTCTGGAATGACGCGCCGGCCCTTCGCGTCAACGATGGACGCGCACACGATCTCGCGCGTCAGCTTGCGGTTGTCGTATGCGTTGTCCCCATCCTCGGGTTTCTTTCCGGGAAGAAGACAGCGGGCGGAAATCGCCTCGACATCCTCTTCGGTGAGGGGCTGCGCATAGACGACGGGCAGCCCCTCGATTTCGATCTTCTCCCGGCGCGACGATGCCTTCGCCGCGCTCAGGAAGTCCTCATTCCTTTTCGTCACGGCATCAGCTCCAGGTTAGATCGCCAGTCGGCTTCAGGGTGAATTCGAGCATCAACACATTGTCGAGCTCGATCTGGGTCACGACGGCACGGATGACGATGGCGTTGAACGTCACCGTCTGCGCCGGCGAGTCGGGGAACGTGACCTTCCAGCTCCGGGCCGTGTTCGCGTCGAGATCGGTTTCCACGATCAGGACATGGATCGCGTTGTCCGGATCCCATTGCGCCGAGCACGGCATCTCGATCCCGTCCTTCAGCGCCTTCTTCCATTCGCGCGCGGTGGACGAAAGATTACTCACGTCGATCAGGCCACGCTCCTGTCCGACCACAGACATGTTCACGAGCTGCGGAATGCTGTCGTAGGTCTGCGGGGAATCATTGTTCTGGCGGGCAAGCGTCGTGCCGTCAGCTACATAGGTTGCCATGATGGGGCTCTCCTTCTCAGGGAATGCGGCGTCTCACGACGGCGCGAGGCGGGGTTGCCCAGACCCCGATTTAGGGCAATCGGCTCAGCGCGGTTCGGTCCGCTCCGTGCCGGTATCGAGATTTCTGAAACGGCGGACGCCCCTGTCGGAAAGGCTGGTAATATCGACCTCACGGGCCTCGCCCTGTTCGACGGCCTCTTCTCCGGGAGTATCGACGGCGCCAACAACGCCGTGCGGCATGTCTTCCTTGATCCGGCGCGGGGACGCATCGCTGTCCGCCAGCTCCTGTGCATGGTGGCCGTTGCGCGCCGACACCAGAAGCCGGCCGATCAGGTAAAGCGCCATGGACTCACTCCGTATGGATTATTCGAAAATCCTGGATCACGCGGTACTTGTCCGCGTCGTCGTCGTAATCGTCGATCTCGTTGTCGAGCTTGATCACGGCGTGAAGGCTGGTCAGCATCCCGGTGAAGCCGTCGAGAGACGACCGGACGGCGGCAGCGAGCGCCTGCGCGCCGAGATAGCCGGTGGCCCAGCTGTCGATCTGCAACCTTGCCGTCCCCCTGCCGATCGATCCCTGTAGATCGTGCATCCGCGGTCCCGATATCCTGCGGAACACCAGTGCCGGATAGGTCGGGTTCTGCGGCAGCATGAGCGGGAATATCCGGGTCGATACCAGTCCAGATATCGTGCCGTCAGCAGCAAGCCTTGCGCGGACTTCCGTTTCGAGGCTCATGTCGCGGCGATCAGTTCGGCGGTCAGGACAAGATACTGACGGCGATCAAATCTGCGGTCCTCTTCGAAGTGACGCAGGTTCCACGTCTCATCCTCGAAGATCAGCCGCATTTTCCGCGTCAGGTCCGTCCTGTACCTGATCCGGAATCTTGCAATGGCAGTGGCAAGATGCTGGAACGCCGCGAACTGCTCTCCCCCGGAGACCGGCATGTATTCGGCAGGGACATCGGCTTCCAGATCGGCCCACGTCTCGATGGGCTGGCCCGATGCGTCCTGCGCTTCCGTGGCCGATTGAATGGTGATCAGCCGGTCAAGCTCAGGCATCACACCGCCGGGTACTGGCACTGCGAGAACAGCCCCTTGAAAGCGGGCGAGCGGTCCATCGCCGACCACGGGTCGCGGTGATCGTAAAGCTCTTTTACCCACGCCATGATCAGCTGCCGGTACTTCCATGGGACGGAATTCCGTGCTCCGAATCCCGCCAGATAGGTGACCGTCACCGCCTGCTCTATCGGCCGCGTCGTCGGCCATGTCGCGTCATAGGCCAGCTCGACCCGCCCGCGCCTGGTCTCGACTCCGCTATTGAGGACCCGGTAATCCGACGATGCGATGGTCTGTTCGGTTCCATTTTCGTCGAGATACTTGATGCTGGTCACCGACTGCAAAGGGCTGAGCGGCAGATCGAAAGCGGAGACGAACCGGCTGTACTCCCACCATCCGAAATCGGGAAAGCGGTCCATCGTGTACTCGACGGTCTGCGAAATCAGACAACGATTCAGCAGGCCGTTGGGGCCGTCCAGTTGATCGACCGCGGCGAACATGTATTCCAGAATTTCGGCCTGCTTCGCTTCGTTGGTCTCGCGGATATGCGCCATCACCTCCCCGATCAGGACGGGAAGCTCGGTCGGAGCGGTCGTGACTTTCAGCGCCATCACAGATCACCGCAGACAACGGGGATGGAGCGCTTCGCCTCGACCCCGGCATCCGACGTGATCTTGAGCGAAAGTTGATACACGATGCCCCATGCCAGATTGCTGAGATCGACATTGAGAGATGTCGCGTTCGCCAGCAGCGTGGGGCTGTCGTCTGGATCGACGGTCCATGCGTAGGTCGCGGCGTCGTCATCCGAGGCCAAGAACTCGGTCTCGAAATCCAGCGCCCACGACAGGACATCGGCAGGGCTCTGCGCCTTCAGCGTCATATCAGGTCCCTCAGGTGATTCCACGCCAGACCAGAAGCCATTTCCTCGACCGTCCACGATGTATAGGCGAGGTCCGCCGCCCACTGATCCCGGTCGGGCGTGAACCGTTCATCGTAGTCTCTGGCCGATACCGCCCACGCCATCGATCCGCGGTCCCTCGCTATGGTCGGGACACCCGAGAGAACCGACTGGACTCCCGAAGTCGAATTGAACGTCGCCACGACAGAGGCGCCGGAAAGACAGTCCTCGAGCGATCCCGTATCGACTTCGCAGCCGTAGGGAACGAAGACCCCGGCATCGTTGGGATGCGGTCTGAACTTGACCGGGATGCCCCAGTCCGCTTTGAGGTTCGCGGCCGCTTCCTCGTACCACGTCGTGATGTTGACGCCCTCTACCGAAGCGTCCCCCCTGACCTGCCCCATGACGACACCGTAGCGCCCGTCCTGCCATGGCTTCATCGTCCGTGGGAAGTTCCGCTCCCATCTATCGGACGGCATGTCCTTCGCGAACACCGCGCGGCCGTTCAGCCCGTCAAAGCCCAGCGAGGTCCACTTTCTCCGGGCATGGATATCGCCGACGTAACCGCGCTCCATGACGAGATAATGTGCTCCGGCCTGTCGCTGTGTCTGGAACAGCGCCTTGTGCCGGTGCGCCCAGATCACGGCGAGATCGCTGGCGCGGACGTTTCCGGTATGACGAAATTCCGGCTCTATCCCGTGAGCCCTCAAGCCTTCGGCAAACGCGTCTTCGTTCGGCGTCGCCCACGGAGACCCGGATCGATAAACGACAACATCCATCAGAAAAAGCCGTGCTTCGCGACCAGATCGCGCACGCCGATATCCCTGACGACATCGGCGATGATCTTCTGCTCAGCAGAAACAATCTCGACGGCACGGGACAGGACCGCCTCTTCATGCCGGGCCGGTATGACCATGACGCCCTCGGCATCGGCGAAGACGAGATCGGACGGGCACACCGTCACATTGCCCACCACTACAGGCTCATTGATTGACGCCACCGCGCCCCGGCCCTTCACGTCCCGGCAACAGAGTCCTCGGGAGTACACAGGAAAATCTCCGGTGGCCGTCGCGCCCGAATCCCGCGTCAGCCCGTCTATGATTGCTGCCTGCGCGCCCGACCGCACCGCCAGCCCCATGTTGATCTCGCCGAAATAAGCATGCCCGGTTCCGTTCCTGACGAAGACGACATCGTTGCCGGCAAGCCACGCATATGATTTCAGCGCGTCGTAAATGGCGTCGTCATCGTCGCCGGATGCGATCTCGCGTATCTCCATCGTCCGCGCGCGGCCGAAGACCTTGCGCGGGAGATTGCTGGCGAAGCTTCCGGGCAGAACACACTCCAACCCGAGCTCGTCGCAGACATCCGACAGGACCGCGCTCGTCAGCGATATCGACAGAAGCCGTAAGCGCCGCGATTCCTCCGCCACGATGCCGGCAACCACCCGTTCGGCGAGAAAGAAATCCTCCGGCGTGTTGACATCGATCGACTCTACAGGGTCGCCCTCGATCAAAGCCGGCGACTCCCCAACCCGTCTTCCCAGTCGGCGGGCTACATCTCCCCTGACCACGTAAAGCCCCATGGCCTCGGAAACCCTGTCCGGGAGATCGATGCTGTTCGGGATACGGTCTCCATAAACCGGCTGACCGTTCCGCCACTCATAGACCTTTTCGCGCCGCACCAGCACGGCGGAGTCGTGATCGTCCAGCGCCGCTATCGCGCGCCGGATCGTCTCCGGCCTTACGAACGGGCTCGTACACAGCGCATGCACATAGACATCGGCTGCGACGTGCGCGATCTCGTTTCTGAACAGCGCATGCCCGTCTGTATCGTTACCCGACAGGGACGGGTCGCGCCTGAGTATCCGCGCCCCCAGCCGTTCGCCGTAGCGCAGGATGCCCTCGTCTTCCGAGTCCAGATAGACCTCGTCTATGAACGAACACGCGAGCAGCTTCCGCAGCGTGAACGCGAAGAACGGCTCGCCGTTAAACGGTCGAATGTTCTTGTTCGGAACCCGGTCGCTCGATCCCTTTGCGGGAAGGAAGGCAACCGTCTTCACAAGACCGATTCCAGCGGCGCTTTCCTGAACCCCTCGACCCGGCTTTCGGGATTGGCGATCACGACCTCTATTCCGTTTTCCTTGTACCACGGCCCCGTTCTGGCGAAATTCTCCCGCACCTTCTCTAACCGGGTTCGCGGCCGTGTCGGCCCCGGAATCCAGAGCCGGTTGTCATCGTCGAGATCGAAGCCCAGACAGACAATCCGCCGCGCCCCCTTCTGCATGGCGAGATTGATTCCCGTCAGCCCGCTGTTACAGCCTGTGTCGCCGTCGCTCAGAGTGCCGGGTTCCTGGCTCGGGAGCGTCGTACTCACCCGCTGCCAGAACACCGCCCCTTCCGGCGTATCTTGCGGACGAACGAGGCAGACGTGCTTGTCTCCTCCGAACGCCGCCAACTCCTTCGCGCTATCGATGATCAGTTGCTTGTCCAGCGAGAAGAAAGCATGGCACGGCGCATGGAACGCGGCACGGTTGATGCCGACAACAACGCCCGGCAGGCTTGTGATATCGATACCCGCCGCCGACGCCCCCGCCCCGAGAATGAACGTGGTCCCCCAATTCACCGCCAGTGTTCCGCGATCCAAGGATACTCTTCCTGCATCGTGGCCGGCGACCGGGGGCCGTTGAAAAACACCATCCTTGCGCGCTGTGGCGCCGGGACGGCCTTCACCGATACGATATCGCCGTTCCATGGCCAGATTGCTTCGTCGGGTCCGAGGACGTGGCTGATCCACGACTGGTCATCGACGGCGAGCCCGGCGTCCTTCAAACGCCTCTGAGCCTTCGCTACCGAGAACTCCGTCCAGACTTCCGGCCGACATCCCGCGTCCATCAGGATCATGGATGCGTTGTAGCGGCTGTAGTCTCCGTTCCGCATGTGATAGAGCCGCGGCTCCCACATCACGAAGTCCTCTTCCCGCGAAACCAGATCGTCGATATTCGCCCTGATCACAACGTCGAGGTCCATGGCGAGAATGCGTTTACCGAAGAGCTTTTCCGCGTCCGGCCGGAACAGGATCAGCCGCTGGAACATGCCCGGCCAGTCCTCGACCTCGACCGGCATGTCCACGATCTTGACCCTTGGATCGATGCCCTCAGGATCGTCGGTAACACAGACGAGCCGGTGCGGGATCGACAGGTGCCGCTCCAGCATGTTCCGGAGAATGTTGACGTACTCCGGTCCGTAAACGAACAGGTGGTTGTGGCGCCCGTTGGGATCGAACCACTTGAAGGCGACAATAGTCAGCATGCGTAGCCAAAGACCTCGAAATCCCGCCGGTAACGCTCGACAGCCATTTCCCGCGTCGCCTCCGTCCACCGCGCCAGCGAATGATCGCTTTCCCGAAGGTGCGGGAGTTTGGACAGTCGCGGACCGCCGGTCTCTGTGACCAGCGCCTGCACCCGACCCCACTCCCCCGACAGGCTTTCGAACCGGCACAGCAGGGTCGGCAGAAACACTCCGTCGTGCGTCAGGTCCACGGTCTGGGACCGGAAATGCCCGCCGTCACCAAGCGTCCGTTCATCCGGTATCGCGCACACCCGCTTTACAAATTCGGGGAACGTCATGTCGTAATGAAAGCCCATGGCCACGAAGTCCGGCAGCATCGGCCGCCCCGACGCCTTCCGCAGGCCGAACTTGTCGGCGTAGCAGGATTCCAGCCTCGTCAGAGGCTGCCGGCAGAACCCGATGCGATATTTGAATTTCGATGCCTCGCCCCGGCTCACATAGTCGAGACGATCCGGCTTCGTCTCCGGATGACCGATGGCCTTCCTGATCACCCGTTTCACAGATGACGACGCCACCTTGCGCGGGAGAAGAAAAACAACATCCCATTGCCGTATCGCGACCCACGAATGGTTGTCTGCATGATCGATCGGCATCATTTCCGAAAGCACAGCATCTCCTGTTTCCGCGGATGCCCCCACGGGCCGATATATTCCATCGTCCAGCCGCACCCCTTTGCGGTGTCGTGCATTTCCTTGAGCGTGTAGCTGAACCGTTCATGCGGATGCGACCGCTCGGGATTCTTCACCGGCAGCGCGCAGCGGAAGAACGTCGCGTAGCAGGGGCCGTCCAGAACCTCAGTTAGATTCGACAGGCACGCCTCTATGTCCGCCCGCGTCAGATGCGTGAACAGCGACTGCGCTACCGCCTTTGTCGGGCGCTTCGAGAACCTGTCGAAAGCGAACGAATCCGAGACCACGAATTCCGGCTTCCTCGCCGCCACGGTCTCACTGTCCAGCTCGTATCGAAGTCCTGCTTCGATCAGCGCTCCGTCGATATCGAGCCCGAGATAATTGCCTTCATCGAGGTACGGGATCAGATGGACGCCCGCCCGCAAGGCGCCGCAGCCGATATCCAGCAACACGTCGTCCGGCTTCATGCCCCTGCGGACAAGGAAGTCGAATGTCAGCGAGCCGATTTCCTGCCAGCGACCGCCGACCGACTCACGGTGGTTCACGCAGCCTGTTCCAGCATCCGCATCACGCTCGCCGGATATTCGCCGGTGTAGGGCGCGACCGGGAGCCGGCGTTCATAAATCCGTTTGAAATGGTCGATCTCACGCCAGTCATCCGGCCATTGAACCGTCGCCGATTCCAGCGGCTTCCTACTCCATTTAAAATGCAGAAATGCCGGCCGGTGATCGAAGGCATCATCGGCGTCCGGCACGCCTTTCAAGGTCTGCGTCATCTCGCCCTGCCGGTACATCGTGCCCTTTCTCACGCGGTAGACGCCGTTCGTCCTGCACAGCGGATGGCAACCGATATGACGGAGATCGTCGCCTACGATGTCCCGGCCTTCGAAGCGGATGCGATCCCGGCCCTTGTCCATCAGATCCCGGATCGCCGCGCCTGCCCAGTCCATCATCACCATGTCGCCGTCGATCTTTACGACATGGGTATGGCGACTCTTTGACTGCGTGAAGTTGTAGTAGTACGCCGACGAATGCACCGAATCCTCGGGGCACCGATCATGGCCCGGCCCCATCGGATGGATGGCGAACGGGTACGGGTAGACCGCGAATTTTCCCGGATGCGCCAGCCGGAACCGCTCGACAATCTCGGGCGTGCGATCGGTACAGAGATTGAGGCAGACCACGACCTGATCGCACCAGCCGACGATGCTTTCCAGACAGGGGCCGATCCAGACTTCCTCATTGTGGAGCCGAACCAGAGCCGAGAGACCCGGTGCGCGGCCATCGGTCCAGTCGGGAACGCAATCATACTGGCGGTGGCCTTCGCGGTTTTTCATATAGACTCAATGTGAAAGGGCTGACGCACGCCAGCACTGAACCTTTCTGCCGCCTTTAGAGCCGCTTTGACTCTGGCCTCCGGCTTCTGCCCGTTGGTTGCTGAAAGCGCCCCCAGTGCGATCAAGTCACCACAGCCGCAAGCCGCAAAGCCGTCCACGTTCTCGCCGACCTGATAGTCATCCTCAATGCAAAAAAGGCGCCCGACATAACCTACAAGGAAAGTCCCCGCCTGTTCGGTCTCGTTCTTCTTCTCCGCGTAGCCGCCTTTCTTAAGGCATTCCCGCACCGCATCAATGAATTCGGTCACCATGTAGGCATAGACATCATCGTCCGGATGCCGGCGCGGCGGCTTCAATGCGTATGCCAGCAACTGGCCCATGCGAAACGATGATGTAAAGCCCATGATGAAGTCACCGTTCCGGAACACCTTCCGGTCGGCACGAACGGTAAGCGAATAACGGCCGTCAACACCAGCACTGTCCCCACCGATATAGACCTTCCCGTCATGCACAAGGCCAGCGATACAAGTCATCTATCCTCTGTCCGGTGTGCGCGTGTGCGGCCCCGGCTACCGGACAGGAAAAGCCGGGGCCGCTCCCACGCGCGGGTTTGGATATTCAGTCCTGTCCGGTAGTAAACTTGTGAGCCGTGACGGCGGATCCGGCGTCAGGATTCGTCAGTAGCCGACCGGCGCATCGCGCTCTTGAATTCCTCTGCGCTACGCACGGCCTCCATCGCGTGGTAAACCCGACGCGCAATCTCTTCGTAACTATCGGGCTCTCCCTTGCCACGAAAGCCATAAGAGATAGCCTCTATCCCAGCATCCAGCATCGCATCGGTGACGAACTGGAATCGAGCCGCTGGGTCAGACGCGACCGGAATTTCTTCGATATCCGATAGCGTCAGATACTCATTGGGAAGATCGCTCACGCGATATTTTTCCCAAGACCGGCAGCCGGCTTGTTCCCATGCGCCAAGCAGGATCGTCTCCGAACTTGAACGGATTATTTCCCACTCCGCTTTGTCGAGAAGACGTTTTTCAGCCATCATCGCCCTCAATAAACCTCGCCAGCGTGCCGCCATCGAAATCGCGGGGCGCGTCGAGTGCCTGTGCGGGGAATTCGGGCAGCGGGTCTTTGGTGAATGTGCCGATGCCGAATTCGTATTCGCAGGCGATATCAGGATTGATCCGCCAAACGGCATCGCCACGGTAGGACGACCACAGACCGAGCGTCACGCATCAATCTGTCTAACCGCTCTGTAAACTCTCTCGTTTCCTGCGTGCTCATGCCGTCACCCTTTCCACGACCACAGCCATCACATCCACCATATCGTCGCAAACCGTGCGACCGACCCTTCGCGTTCGGCAAGCCACTGACGGGCCGCCAGCGTATTGCCGAGCTTTCGACCGGAGGCCGGATGCGGCGGAACCTTAGGACTCGCGCCATTGATGCTCAGGCGCCTGCGCTCGCACCGCCCACACCGCACGGCATAGACGATGTTATCCTTGGGATCGTCGCCGAATGCTTCTTCCAGATACTCGCGATGAAAGCCGAGACGGCAGAGGATCACGGCGCGCGCCAGTACTCAGGGCGACGGCTAGACGGCCAAAGCTTCTCTCTGACCGTCTGCCACTCCGGAACGGCGGCCAACCGCTCCCCCATTTCGATCAATGCTACCAGCGTATGGTTCGGCATGATCAGCATGAACAGGGCGAACAGGAGCAGAAAGCCGCAGCCGAGAATGCGCGTCAGAATATCGAGCCAGATTGCTTTGAGCGTTTTCACGCCGCCACCCTCCCGCCAACCAGCGCCATCACGCGCTCGTAAAACCCCACCGTCGCATCCCGTGCTTCTTCCAGCGTATGCGGGGCCAGCCGATCGAACTTGCTGCTGTAGCCGTGGACCTCGACCTTGCGGCCCAGAAGCCGGGTCCAGAAATATCCATGGTAGCTATTCGTGACCACAGTCTCCGCCGAAGCGAGAAACAGGATTGTTGCCGCAAAGGACGCGTCGTTATAGAGCGTCGGCACTCCCCTGAAAGCGTAGGCGGATGGATAGCGGCTCCTGATCGACGGGCTCGCGTTGAGAAACGCAACGGTCTTGCCGACAATCGTATACTCCCTATCAAACAGCGGCGACATGCAGGACGGGCACGGCGCGTACAGCCCCGCCCTCTCCCGTTCCGGCGTCCATTCCCGCGTGCCGATCAGGGCGAAGCCGTCCGGGTCCGGCCACGGCTCCGTCTCGCCGTGGCGACTCGACCCCGCGCCCCAGATCACCTTCGGCACGTCGGGCAGAACCGGCTTTCTGGCGAGCCAATTCACCATCGTCCCACCGCCGTATATGACGACATCGCCCTTCGGCTTTTCCGAATAGTTGATGACCTCATGCGGGCCGAAGTCCATGTAGCTTGCTGGGCATGAGGCCATGTCGCCCGTGTTGCGGGGATCACGGATGTGGGAGAAGGAGATCACGTCCTACGCCAAGCCTCCCACAACGACGCCAGCAAACTCTGAGAGTCGCACCCTCCCATCTCGCAAATCTGGCTGTCGTTTTCAGCAAACCACTCATCGAAAATTGCCATGCCCGCCTCAAGAGCGTCGGTTGGAATTTCTTGATCGCTGGCCTGTCGATCTTGAGTCGCATTTACTGTCATTACCATCACGCGGCCTCTGCTTCCGGGTCCGGCCAGCCACCGAGATCGTACTTCGCGACCGTGGACCCGGCATCGTTCATCACGAAGACCTTGCCGCTGTCGTAACGCTGCGTGCCGACACCGACAAGATCGGCGTAGACGACAGGGATTTTGAAATCCACGCCCTCCTTCGGTTCCCTCGCGACGCGGACCTCGTAGGCAAGGCGGACCGATTCCTCGTACAGTGTCGTCACGTGTTTGATCGTCAACATGTCTTCTCCTTCGGTTAACCGACCGCCATCGCTGACGGCCGGGCTTCACCTCCGTACGAATTCCGTCGTAAGGGTCTTCCGCCCTTCGTCATCGGTGTGCTCTGTCACCATCACGCGGTACAACGGCGCGATCTCGAATTTCGGCACCGGATCGAACTGCGGGCTGAACGCCATGTATTCGATGGCGTCCATATCCAAACGATGTTCTGCCCTGACCACAATCATCCCGGCCATGGCCGCGGCGATCACGTCCGCGTAGTCCTCTATCAGCGGGCGTAAAACCTCAAACCGGCCGATGCGGCGCTCCGTGTAGAAGTTCGCCGATATCTCGATTTCAGGCAGCGTTTCGATCATCACAGAACCTCTTCCAGCTTCGCCCTCGGAAAACAGTCCAGCGCAGACCCCGGCGTGCAATTCACGACCTCGACCCCAGCCTTCTCGAGATCGGGCGGCAGCGTCCGGTAGTGCGGCAGCCAGCCCTGGAACTGGCCCTCCCCCGGGTTCGTCGTCATGACGTGATCGGGATGCCAGTGGGCCGCACCGTTCGGCCCCAGCTTCATGTCGTACCCGAGCAGAACGATCCTCTCCGCTCCGAAATGGACGGCGAGGTTGATCGCCTGGTATCCCGAGTTCCCCCCGGTATTGAGAACCGAGGGATCGAGGCTGAGCCCGTCCGTCTTCGCGTGCTTGAGCCTGAAGATATCCCTGAATTCGATATCCTCGACACTGACCTTCAGCCCCGTGAAGCCCGGCGCGTTCTGCGCCGCCCGCCACCAACTGGCGTCGGCGCCGTAGAGGCAGTCGGCCCAGCGGGCTCGTTCCCAGGTTCGGTTGACGACGATGACCCGGCATCTTCCTTCGTCTCTTGCGCGTCGGACGTATTCGCAGTCTCGCTCCGTGAGGCTGGGGCCGGAGGCGATGCAGACGACGGTTCCTGTCCAGATTCGGGGGACCCGCCAGCGTTCGCCTCCGGCTCCGGAGGGTGGACAACGACACGAACCTCCGGGACGGTCTCATGGACGCCAACAGGCGTGCTCTCGGGAACCTCGTCCGCCGCGCGCCGCCTGATCCAGCGCCGGGCGGAGGCGGGTTTGAGATCCACCACCTGCCCGGCCCGGAAAGACTGTTCCACGTCGCCAAGATGATTCCTGACCTCGCGGTCTTCCGTGAACTGGATACGCATCACACGATCTCGTCAACCGACGCCAGATCGTGATCGCTGGCGATGCCGGTACGCGGCCAGACGCCGAACACGACGGCGGCGTAATCCGAGGTCGTGTCCGCCGGGGAATCCGTGTCCGTCCCCGTCACGGTCAGCCGTGCCCAGCGGTAGTCGTTGTCCATATCGAGCTCCTCCGGGCGAAGATCGATGGTCTGCTGTACGTTGGACTCCGACGGCGAAGCCGAACCGTCCACCGCCGACGTGGTCTTGCCGGAGATATCCTTGGCGGACCCGCCGGACGTAACCGCCTGTTCCAGCTTCGACGACAGCGTGACCGTCGCGCCGGCATCGCCGACCAGAAAGATCACGAGGTAGGCATGGAACTTCGACGTATCGAACCAGTCGCTGGACTGATCGCCCGGCGCATACACGTCGGGATCGATGGTCGCCACCACCGCCATGACTTCGGAAGGCAGGCAGTTGGGAACCAGCGCCCCCTTGAGCCCCAGCAGAAGGGATGCCTCGTCCGCCCCCGCCGTGGTCAGGGTCCTGACCATCTTGACGTAGCGGTGGCCCTCGGTGAGCTCTTCACCGCGGACGTTGATCAGCACCTGCTTGTCGCTGTCGTCGGGCGAGGCTTCCGTAAGCTGGGTAACCGCCTTGCCCGAAACATCCGACCCGCCCGAATCGGCGGTGTTGGACTGAAGCTTGAGATCGTACTTGCCGGTGCTGGCGAAGGTACCAACCAGACCGACCGCAAGCAGGGCCTCGTAATCCGACATATCGGCGAACCCGCTCGATACCGCCGCCTGTGAATAGGCATCGGGATCGATCGCCGCGATCACGTCGATGAGTTCTGAAGGAAGGGCATTTGTGAACATCGCAAATCTCCTTGAGAAAGATGGGGGAAGGCCGAAGCCCTCCCCCGGTCATGGTTAGCCGCGCGCGGCCAGCGTCACGACACAGGACCGCGTGGCGGAGCCGTTCTTCGGCGAGATCGCCGAACCCCACCACGACTGGCCCGCCACCCGCATGATGAAGCGGAAGGCGGTGATGTCGTAATCGAACCAGAGGTGCATCGACACATCCTGCCGGATGCCGGAGGTCTTCACCGCCGTCAGGTACTGACGGAGATCGGTGAGGATCACGTCGCCGGCATCACCCAGCGTCTGGCAGGCTTCCGTCGGGATGACGGGCTTGCCCATCAGCGTCCCGAACGGAGTCTGCGACAGCCCGCCGGGCGGCAGATAGACGGGCACCGCCGTTCCGGTTCCGGGGAACGCCATCGACAGAAGCTGCGGCTCGATGTCCTGGTTGATCAGCCAGATCGCATTGGAACGACAGCCCGAATACAGCCGCGACCACATGTTCACGATGTTCTGGAACACGATGGTATCGGCCACCTGACCGCTCTCCTTCGCGACCTCGACCTTGGCGTCCGCCGCGAGCAGGCCCTTGGGCATGCCGGCGCCGGTGCCGTTGACGATGGCGTCGTTGATCTTGAAGTTGAACTTCTCCGGCACCTTCCGGCGAAGGTAGGTCGTCATCGCCGGCGCATCATCCATCAGCTCTTCCGTCACCGGAACGAGCGAAGTCAGCTTGTTGAGACGGATGGTCTCCTGACCGAGGTTGGGCTTGGACTGCGTAAGCTGCGCGGCCTCGCCTTCCCAATTGGCCAAGACACCACCGGAGGTCTGCCACGGCGTGGTCTCGTCCTTCGGCAGCGTGATCGAGTTGGACGAAGACGTGAGCTGGTCGGTGCGCCCGATCAGCGAATCCTCGCCCATGACCTTGACCATGATCTCGCGGCGGAAGTCCGGCGGTACCGCGAACCCGCCATCCGCACCCGTGCCCTCGGTGCCGATGGTGGTCGGCGCGTTCTTGATCAGGCGCGGGTCGATCTGGCCCGGCCCTGCACGCTGCGCCGCCTTGACGGACATCGCGAATTCACCGAGGGAGCGGAAGCCGTGTCGGCCCGCTTCCTCGACATCGCGCGGCTGCGCCGGGATACGCGGACGCACGGCCGCGCGCGCCCGGGTCGGCCCGGTCGGCTGTGCGGGAGTGCCGCCTTCGTCCGGGTCATCGTCCCCGGTATCCAGCAGCGTGACCCGGCCGGCCGGATCGTTGAGCCGGTTGTTGACCGCGACGATGTTTTCGCGGCGGTCGATCTCGTCCTCGGTCGAATTGAAATCGGTGAGGAGCTGGTCGAGCTCCGCGATCTCGGCCTCGGAGAGGTCGCGCTTCTCACTGTCGGCGCGGTTCTGGATGTTGTTCATCTGCTGGCCGATAGCCGCCAGCCGGTCGCGCAACTCCTCCAGACGGTCCAGCGGGACATCGTTGAAAAACAGCGCATTAACGCTGGACAGATAGACTTCCAGCGCTTCCATTTTGGAAACGTACATTGTGGTGCTCCTTCTCAGGGAAGGCCGGCGTCATCACGACGCTGGCTGTGACCCGACCGTTATGCGGTGCTGAGCCGCTCCTTGGCGCGCATCTCGGCGAGACGCGCATTAACCTTCGCCACGGCCGGGTGCGGTTTCGTGGTCGAAGTCTGGCTTTCGTCCTTCAGGGACTCCGGCGCATTATGGAAAATCGAGAGATCGAACTTCGCCATGGCAGCGATGTCCGCGGCTTCGATTATTGAATCGGCGAAGCCCATCTCGACGGCATCGGCCGCCGACATCCATGTTTCAGCGTCCATCAGCGCGATGATCTTTTCCTCGTCCATTCCCGTCTGGGAAAGGTAGCTGGCGCGAATGGCCTCGGCGATCTTGTCGAGAGCATCGGCCATCTTTCGCATCTCCGCCGCGTCTCCGATGGCCAGCGCCCACGGGTTATGAATCATCATCATCCCGTTTTCGGCGATCCGGATTTCATCCCCGGCCATCGCGATCACCGAAGCGATGCTTGCGGCGAGCCCGTCGATCTGGACGATCTTTCGTGCCTTCTGCCGGGCGATGATGTTGTGGATCGCGGTGCCCTCGAAGACCGAGCCGCCGGGCGAGTTGATGTAGATGTTCAGCGTCTCGACATCGCCAAGGGCTTTCAAATCCTTCGCGAACTGCTTGGCGGTAACGCCGTCTTCGAAGAACCCGGCGCCGATCACGTCATAGACGTAAATCTCTCCCGTCGATCCTTTCTTCGCCATGCGGATCGGGGCCGGCTCGCGTACCTGACGGAGCGCGCGGAATGGTATGACCTTGCTCATAATTACCTCACAATCAGCGACGCCAGTTGCGCCGCAAGGGCCACGGCGCGCTGTTCGGTGACGCACCATTGACCGAGTGTCTGCGTTTCATTGTCGAAGGCCGCGGACATCAGCGCCGCGTCTTCCTCGATAAAGGCCGTCAGGGCCTCGCGGATGCCGGCTGGTTCCCCCTGAATGCCAAGGGCCGCCAGACTGTCGCCCACGAGCTTGCCGAGATAACGGGCCTGCTCCCGGTTGTCGTTTTCGACCGCATCCCGAAGGCGGCCGGCATCGCCCACTTCCAGATACTGTTCCGCCATGCGGGTGCGGCGGTTCAGCGCCTTCATGGCCGCGTGACGGAACAGCGCGAACGCCGCGGGATCGGTCGCCGGCAAATCGCCGACTGGCGGGTCCTGCCCGATCCTCTCCAGCGTCGTCATCGCGAGTTGGACGGTCAGCTTGTCGGCGTTCTCGTCCGGCATGGTGTTCCAGCCGCGCATCCTACGGATTTCGTTGCGTGGCCGGATGCCGGCATTCGCCCAGATCGAATCCGCCGTTGCCTTCGAGATCATGTCGCCTTCAGACAGCCAGTCGAGATCGAGCCGGGTCTTGATTCCCCGCCAGTCCGGAAGGAGTTTCCAGTCCGCCTCTTGTGCAAGGCGTTCAGCCCACGGCGTCAAGGCGTCGCGGACGAACTCGATGCCCTGGTGCTCGATGTTGTTGTTCGTGCTGCGAAGCAGATGCGCGATCTTGTGCGGCGGAACTCCGAACCATCTGCACACGCTTTCGATCAGGTGCTGTTGAGTCTCGATGAACTGCGCATCGTTCGGAGCGGGAGAAAGCGGCGTGTACTTCATTCCCCCGCCGAGGAACAGAAACCGGAACGCCTTGTCCGGCCCCTGGTGCTGCGAATTGATCTGTTCGCGCATCTCCTCTCTTTGCGGTGCGGTCAGGCTCTGCTCCGCAGCGAGCACCCCGCCCATCTGAGTCCCGTTTCCATAGAACGCCTGCCCGAACCGTTCCGCGGCAGCGGCATGGGCAAACGACCTCGCCGCGACGTTCACGACATCGAATCCGGTGAGCCCGTCGAGACCGGGACCGTGGAGATGAAAGACATCCGAATACGGCAGATGGACCTCGCCGCCGCGGTCGTTTGTCACCCGCAGAACCAGATCCCCGGAGCCGTCCCTTTCAAGGCAGCACCTGTCCGGCATCAGCGGCCACAACCCCGCCGGAAGCCCGCCTACACTGGGCTCGATCTCGGCATAGAAATTGCCGTAAATGAGCGCCTGAATGATCGCCGCCTCCCGGAACGCGAACGATGTCATCTCCGGATTGGGGCGTTCATTCAGAAGCCGATAGGTGATCGTGTCCCGGCGCATCGTGCGGTCGCCGTTTCGCTGCTCGAGAAACACGTCCCATTTGCACGACGCCAGCGACTTCGCGATCACGGTCACGCAGGCCCACACGGCGGAGAGACGCAGCGCCTCTTCCGCCGTCATGTAGACGCCGGCTATCCGGCCGCCTGCCCATACGATCCTGTCTTTCGACGTTTCTAGGGGCGGAGACGTGCGCCGGAGCGCATAGGCTGTGCGCCACAGAGTCCCGAACGCCCGATTGAGCGCGGACATGCCCTAAAGCCACACCGCCTGCGGCTCGGGGACTGGCGCGGGAGGGTTCAAATCTTCCACGGCCAGACTGGCCACCATGGCCAGCGTTACCATGCCATCGATTCGTCCGCGGCTGCGCATCTTGTCCAACTTTCTGCCTCCCGCCTCATTTCCCTTAACGACGGCATTTGCCGCGCACATGGTGAGGACCGGATGCCCGCCATGACGGATACGACCGTTCAACAGCAGCGTTTCCAGTTCCCGCAGAGCCGGAGACATCGATTGAAAGCCCTGCCCGAACTCCTCGAAACGTTCCTCGATTTCTTCCTCTGTCATGCCCGCCCGAACCAGCCACGGCCGGAGGTGGCGCATGTTCCAGCGGTCGAAAGCAACCTTGCGGATATCAAGGTCATCGAGTAGCGACACGAGGTGCGCCGCCACATACTCGTATTCGATGGACCGGCCCGGTGTTGTTTCCAGAAATCCTTGCTGCTTCCACATGTCGTAAGGAACGCGATCCTTGCGCGCCCGCTCCGCCATCCCGATTTCGGGCAGCCAGAACGTCGGCTTGACGTGCAACAAGCCGTCAATCGGACAGCCGAGCGTCAGCGATGTCAGGTCGTTGGCCTCCGACAAATCGAGCGCCGCATAGACCTTGTGCCCAGCCCAGTCTTCCTCTGGCGCCCCCGCGCTATCGTCCCAGACGCTTTGAGTTACGAACGGGCTTGACGCTTCCACCCGCTGATTGAGGACCAGGTTCCGAAACTCGGCTTCCCGCGACGGCATCCGGCGGGCGTCTTCCGCCATTGCCAGCACTTCCTCGGCGTTCTGAAAATCACCAAAGGCCGGGTTGGCCAGCCGGATCGTTTCCTCGCAGAACGGGTCCGCATCCACCGGAGCCGTGTACAGACTCACGACAACGCGCCTGTCGTGACCGGCAAGAGCGTCGTCTATCAGGATCGACAGCAGATCGGCTTCCGTAGGCGCCTGCGTCGAGATGACGATAGACAGCGGGTTTTCCTGTGCCGCCGTCGCGGTCTCAAGCGCCTCGTACAGTTCCGACCTCGGGCCTTTGACCTGCCCCAGCTCGTCATGAACGATGAACACCGGAGACAGCCCGTAGGCCGTGGACGCCTCAGCCGACAGCGCCCGGTACAGGGTCCCGAGTTCGGGACAGAACAGTTGCTTGGCCGTGTCCCTGATCGTGATGTAGGCCAACAACTCCGCTGACATCCGCACGATCTTTGCCGCGAGACCGAACAGGATCGACGCCTGATCTCTTGATTGGGCCGCCGAATAGAGCTGCGAGTTAGCTCGCGCCTCGGGGCCGCATAGATGGAGCAACAACAGAAACGCAGCCAGCGTGGTTTTCGCGTTCTTGCGTCCGAAGGACACGATGGCGCGGCGCGTCCCGTGCGGGTTGTCGTAGATCTTGCGGATTTCGGCCCGCTGCCACTCCCGCAGCCGGACCTTCTGGCCTACGTCCCGCCCCTCGGGAATGCGGCAGTGCTTTTCTATCCAGCGGATATTGCGGTCGGCGCGGGTTTCAGGAATCCCACGGTTTCTTTGTGGCGAGCGGCTTTTTGCGCGTTTTGTCATAGGTAGCGTGCTGCGTGATCCTCATGCGTGTCGCCAGCGAAGACATCGCCCGCCCTTCGCGTTCCTGCATTTTCAACAGTTGATCGTATTCGTTGATGTCGAGTGTCTCAGATCGCTCAGCGGCGGCGATCAGTTGCGCCACGCGGCGCGCCGCCACGACATGCCGGCAGTACTGAGCCAGAAGTCCCCATGTTTCACGGGGGAACCAGTCGGCGGACAGACGGTTGACCACTGCCCGCCATTCGTCCGCCTGTTCGTCGCTCAATTCATGCGGCGGTTCGGGACGGCGTACCGTCTCGACGCCACCGGGGCCGATTACCGACAGCGATGCCGAAGACTGTCGCCCGCGTGTGCCCATTTTCCGTTACACAAACCTTTTTCGGGGACGTTTATGAAAGGAACGCTTGGCGGGCGGTCCTTGGACAGTGCAACTGTGGAGATGTGATCCACCCCTACTATGCTACCTGCGCGCGCCGATGATCTCCGAAGAGAAGCATCTGCCCGATCACCTTTGCAGCCTTCCCAGCGTTGCATCGTCGGCATGTGCACTGAACATTGTTCCAAGTATGAGTCCCACCTTTCGCCAACGGCACTATGTGATCCAACTCGGGCGCTAAGGGGTCTGCTGTTCCCCGCTTTCTCTTGTTTGTCTTCTTTCCACACAGTTGGCACCGCCACCCGTCCCGATCAAAAACAAGAATCGGATCAACGGAAGCTGCTTCCGCGCCGCGCAATCTAGCTCGGCGCTTACCCTTCGATACGCGATGCGAATTTTTCGCCGAACATCCGGTTGAACAAAAGACGCGTCGCGCATCGCCGTGCTGAGGCGCAAAGACATCACCGCATTCCTTGCAACGACGCGGGGATGCATCTTTGTTATAGCGGCGCTTTGACGATTCGATTCCTTGTCGGCGACTTTGCTCCAACCGACATTCACCGCTGCAGTAAAGACCGCCGTTTCGTTTCGTAAACAGCTTGGCGCATATTTTGCAGTTTTCGAATTGGACCGCGCTGAATGGAAACTTTGTTCTGTCTCGCCGGCGCCGTGGTGCTTTAGCCGAACAACTCTTTGAACAAAACGCCTGTACGTGTCTGTCTGGGCAAAAGGACACGCCGCACCGTGCGCATTCTTTAGGCGGCAATCGACGCCGGCGACCCCGACACCGGGCCCGTCTTGCCTCTTGCCGACAATCATCCGAACAGCACGTTGTATTGCGCTGCTTGGGCATGAACTCAGTACCGCAGACACGGCATGACCGATCTAACAACGTGTCGGCGCGGCGATCTCGCGTTACCCGGTTTAGGGTTTCGCGCTTACATGCCGTGCTGCAATATTTTCGACCAAGGTGCGGTGTCTCGAACGATCTATGACACGCAAGGCAACTGCCTAGCTTTTCCGCCCGTTCCTTTTGTCGAAAGCGAGCGGCGATTACCCGCTGCTTTGTTACCCGACAATACGAGCAATATTTCTTAGGCCTGCCCCGGCGCTCTGTCTTAACCGTCTCATACTCGTGCGCGCCACATTGAACGCAGGCGACCAACGCCATACGTTGGCTATCAGCCACCGCAATCTCCTAGTCAGATTGTGAGGGTTAGGCCTCGGTCGCCGCGCTAACGGTGGCCGGGGCCGTCAAATGTCAGGAGCCGATTAGCCGGCCTTCTTCTTCCAGTGATGTGCCGGGTCCAACGGCCAGCCATCGCTATCGCAGCCCTTCACGGGAACGCTGTCCTTGCCCTTCGTATCAACATGATAGGTCTTCTGCGAGTGGCAGGAGTGGCAGGCCGATGCGAGGTTCGACCACTCCCATGGATCGCCGCCCTTGTTGATTGGCACTCTGTGATCGACCTGCGTCGGGATCATCGTACAGCCGGGGTAGCGGTATTCGCAGATGGGGTCGGCCGAAAGCTTCGCCTCACGAAGCCGTTGCCATCTCTGCGTGCTGTAGGGCCAGACGGCGATCACACCTTCTCCGCATAGTTCATGCCGAGAAGCCGCGACAGCACGCAGCCCAGTCTGTTCTCCTGCATGTCGTTACTCCTTGACCGTGATCCCGGTGCGGCCGGAAATCGTTGTCGCGCCGCGGTTCCTGACACGGATCGACCGGACCATCCGCGCGACGAGAATCGTTCGCTGATCCGGCGGCGGGATCGGCTCCTCGAGACTCGCCGTCCCTGCGAACAGGATCTCCGATGTGCCGATCAGCGAGCCGATGGCCGTCAGCGTCGCAGCGGGCGCGAACGTGATCGTCCCCGATCCGCTGAGCGCACCCGTTCCACGTGAAACACCGGAGCCGGTAAACGCGATGGCCGCCGTGCCGATAAGGCTTGCCGATCCTTTGGCCTCAGCCGTACCGGCGAATTCGAGTGTCGCGGTTCCGAACAGCCCGCCTTCGAGATCGGGCTGGGCGGTGCCTGTAAACGCGAGATCGGCGGTGCCGTTTAGCGCGCCGCCGCCCGTGAGGACGGCAGAGCCGTCGAAGGCGATCTCCGCCGCGCCTGAAATCGACGCAGTAGCGCTCGGCTCTGCGGTGCCGGTAAACTCTAAATCGGCGCTGCCCTCAAGCGCTCCCGTCCCGGTGAGAACCGCCGCTCCCGTGAATTCGAGATCGGCCGTGCCGGTGAGCGCCGCAGGGGCCGCAGCCGTACCGGACCCGGTGAACTCCAGCGCCGCAGTACCGTTAAGCGCACCCGAGGCCGTGAGAGTCCCGGCACCCGTGAATTCCGGCGCCGACGTGCCGTTGAGGGCACCTGTCGCCGTGAGCGTGCCCGCCGCCGTAAATTCGAGATCGGCGGTGCCGTTTAGCGCGCCCGTTCCCGAAAGGACCGCAGAGCCCGTGAATTCGAGGTCGGATGTCCCGACAAGGGCTCCCTGCGCCTCCGCACCGGCACCGCCGAGCCAGAGCGCAAAAAACGACCGGAACCCGGCCGGCGCTGTTCCCGTACCCTCGGCAGCCCCCGTAAACGCGAGATTTGCCGAGCCTGTGAGAGCGCCCGCGCCCTTGATCTCGCCGGCCCCGGTAAAGGCTGGGCTCGCCGACCCCAGAAGTTTGCCGGTTCCGGTCAGGACGCCGGAACCGGCAAACTCCAGGTCGGACGTGCCGACAAGCTCGGATGCCGCCGATTCCTGCACCGTGATCGACGGCGTATTCGTGTATTCGTGCAGCGCCGTCTCGACGAAGACGACCCGCAGCTCGATAACGTCGCCGTCGTCTACATCGGCGGCTCGAATCTGGACGCAGTACTCATCCTCGGTCTCGCGACCGTTCTGTAACGTCCGGCTGTTGGTGAAGCCGTCAACGGTATCGACGGCGCCGGCAACGAACGTGCCCGCGCCCAGTTGCGCAGTTGTCGCCGTGCCATCGGCAACGTTTCCGCTGGAGTTGGACCGTACCACGTCCGATGCGTCATCGGCATCGGTCCAGTCGCCAAATCCGCCGCCCTGGTCCAGCCGGTACTGGAGCTGCGATCCGTAGCTCGCCTGATTCGCGGAGCCGTTATTGAGGACCAGGAACCGGATGCGGAAATTCTCGTCAACCGCCTGCGTCCAGTTTTCGTTGGCCTCGACCTTCCACGTCGCCGTGGTCTCGTCGCCGTCGTCATCGCGGGCGCGGAACGCTTCCTGAACCAGATTCGGGGTGCCTACCATCCCTGCCTCTCATACGGCGAGCGCGCACTCCGGCCCGGCAGTACCCCGCTTTCTCCCGCCCGCCTCAGGATGTCCTGATACACGGAATCTTCTATCCAGCGCCCCGGCCGGAACGCCCGAATTGTGTGACTGAAATGGGCGAGCTGGTCGTACAGGCCGGCTTCATTGACGCAGGCCATCCACTGGCCGCGAATGTGGAGGAAGAATTCCCCCGTCAGAACCCGCTGGCCGCTGTTCCTGTCCGCGACGACAACCGCGACGGCCCCGAAAGGCGGGGACTCCTCGGGCTCGCCGTCCGCGCTGGAAAACGTCCCGCGCTCGTAAAAGACAACCCAGCTATCCTCGCGTGGCATCGTCCAGGATGCCGATCGCGCTCCAGTGGCGGGAGTTGTCGCCGGCAAACCGCTTGGCTTCCTTCGCCCGCACCCGCAACCATTGGGACAGGATCAGAGCTGTCTCATACGGCATCTGCATTTCGGCGTTGCCGATTTTCAGCACAACCCTGTCGTGGACGGTGGCGACCGCGATGCTCTCCCGTTTCAGGAGATGCGAGCGGTTGTGAGCGGCGAAGGTCACGCGAGAGTCCTGTAACTACGCCAAGGTCACGTCCAGCGCACCGGCGGCGAAAGACGGAGTTATACCCGTGCTCACATTCAAGGTCGGGCTGACCGTGCCGTGGATGAACAGGTCGCCGGCGTTGGGCGAGTCCGTGAACGCGGTCGAGCCGATACCAAACGCATCGACGGCACTTGACGAGCCGGTACACTCCGGAAAGGCGATGGCGTTATCGTTGTCTGCGGTATCGTTCGTCACCGTCCATTGCGCGGTGGAACGGGCAACCGATACACGGTCGTAATCGGTATAAGCCGCTTCATTGGTCGTCTGGTCCCCGGTATCCGCCGGTGAGCCAACATGCAGGCTGATATAGAATACACCCGCTGTCGAGGAGCCGCGCAGGCCCGTGGCGTCGCCGACATTCGCGGCATCGGCATTTTCGAAGATCAGCGAGAGCAAAGCCGTCTCGAAAGCATTCGTTGCGGACATGTCTAACTCCTTGAGTTTTCGTCACCTCTTTGTGAGAAAGAGGCATAAAACTATAAATGTCAGGCGTGACGGCGTTTCTTCTGCCACATAAGCCAGTCAAGCCAAATGTACAAAACAAGGAAAATTGGCCAAGCAAGTGCGTAGCCTAATGCCTCTCTTGCTCCTGTATTCTTTTTTCTTAACCTCTCATCCGCCCGGATGAAATACTCGTTAGTGAGACAAAGACCAATGGTCAGATACCATGCCCATATGACTGCGAATGTTTCACCCACCATCCTGCTCCTGTGCGATGCGGCTGAACTCGTCGCTAATTTTCTCCATGCGATCTGACGACACCGATACACATCTACCGAGTATGAGGTCGTAACTAAACCCGTCGCATATACTGTAGTCTGGCGACGATGTTCGCCGTACCGCTTCGTCGATCTGCTTTTCCCGTGCTGTCAATGTGCCCATTGAGTCCCTGCTCGGATTTTCTGTACGGTCGTGCGGCTAACACCGTACTGCGCTACGAGGTGTTTCGTTTGAACTTCGGAATTTCTAATTGCCGCTACTTGATTGGCGGTCAGTTTGGCTCGGCCGTTCGCCTCACCAGCCGGACGGCGGTCAATCGCGAAGTGGCACTTGATGCAGAGCCACTGCACGTCCAGCGGACGGTGGTATCCGCGATGGTGATGTCCATGCAGCAATGTCCGCCCATCGGACCGCCTACCCGGATCACAGCCGCATTCTTCACAACTCGCAGGCCGCTTGATTTTGCCCACGCGGATCGCACGGTACAGCGTTGAACGCGCCCAGCGTTTCAACCGCCCGTCTGCGTCGATCATCTGCTCTCGGGTCATGGTCATTGCTCCATAAACCCTACCGCGATGTTGCCTGCGCCGTGTGGCCGATACGCAATGTGTTTGATCGCTCGACCATAACCGCGCGCAGCCATCGTCAGTCGCATTCGGGCTGTTGAACGAAAGTCTGCCTTGGACAGGTGCCGATCAAAGAAGACGACGGTGTTCGGATCGGCGAGCGAAACCAGCTCGACAGTATCTCGGTTCATATCGGCCAACCGTCTGCTCCTATGGGGCCCTACGGCATTCTCAAAAACTAAAGACTAGTCGGGGTCGCTTGACGTAATGGGCTCTGCGGCTTCGGTCGTCGTGACCGTCGATGTCCATGCGGCCGTGGAATCGTCTTCCTTGGTGACGGTGAGGGTAGAGCCGGACAGCGACCATTTGTTGCGCAGGAACCGGAGGGCATTGAGAAGGTTGCGCGCCACGGCCGGGGAATCTTCCGATACGCTGGTCCAGTCGCGCAGCAGGGCCGCGTCGGCGATGGCCGTGCGCTCGCCTGAGGTCAGCGCATAGCCGGTCTTGTCGTTGACGGTCGTCACACTGCCGACACTGCCCGAGAGATTGCCGGTTATGTTCCCCGTGATATCCATCGTCTGGTTGGGGAGGTTGATGTTGGTCAGCCCCGCACCCGCAGCCCCGATCTGCGTCTGGATATCCTGCGTATCGGCTTCGATCGCATCGGCCGTGGCCTGACTGGCCCGGGCATCGAGGATCAGATCCAGCCGGCCGCCATCGATCCAGTCGGTCAGCGCGCCCATCCGCGCAGCGGTGACCTCGTTGGTCGCGGCCAGCTTCGTATCCAGATCCAATCCGCCGGCATCGGAGACCGGAAGACCGCCGGCGGCATCGGCGGCGGCATTGGGCAAAGCGGTGAGCCCCAGCCTTACCGTGTCCTCGGGATCGTAATCGACCAGCCTGACCCGGCCGCCGATGACAACCATGCCCGTTACGGTGCCGCCAACGTCCACATGGTTCGCGCCTGTAGCAAAGGCCGCGTCCGGCAGATCGAGCCGGTACTCACCGTCCCCGATATGCAGGAAGCCGCCATCGGCGTGGGCGTCATCCAGAGCCGGTGTCGCCAGATCGGCCTCGGTGATGGAAGTCTTGGTCGCGCCCTCCCGGCGATACCAGAGATCGATACCCGACGTGTCGAATACCACGCTGGTCTCGGGCGTGCCGTCCGTCGAATCGATGATCCTTATCGTCACCGAACGGTCAGTGCTGCCTTTCTTTACGATGTCAATCAGCGCAGCCATTCACCTATCCGGTATAGTGCATCAGGAACGGCAGGATCGTTCCGCCCGCTGCAGCCGCCGCCTGTCGGCTCCACGGCATGGTCATGGGGTAAACGATCGGCGGGTGCTCTCCGGTCGTTAAAGCCCCCGCGCCCTGCTCGGTGAGCATATTCCCGCCGATGAGGTCGGTTAAATCACCAACTGTGCGGAAGCCGTTGTACCAAGTCAGCCCGCCGCCGAAGAACAGCGGGGACGCGCCGGAAGTCAGGGCGGCGATCTCCTGAGCCGTCAGGACCCGTAGCCAGTACGCAAGCTCGGCGATCCGGTCACCGTCGCGGGGGATGGCACCGCCGATAGTCGGCCGGTTGCCGACGGTGAACGCCGCGGTGGACACGTCATAATCACTATCCGCCGTCGCCACCGGGCTGTCGCCCTGCTCGACCCCATCGACATAAAAGTGGTGGTTGTCATTCCGCTTCCACGTCG